GCAATGTCAGATGCACAATTAATGCATGCTGAAAAGATGGCTCGAGGTGACGAAGCTTACCAAGGAAAATTGTTAGAAGCTAGACAATCAGATTGGAAAGACGAGGCAGTTTTGATAATTCTCTCAACGCCCGTCATGATTTTGGCCTGGGCAGTGGTATCGGACGATCCGACAGCGATGGACAAAGTAAAATTGTTCTTCGATATGTTCTCGCAGCTTCCTTCCTGGTTCACAAATTTGTGGATCCTTGTCGTGGCGAGCATTTATGGTATAAAGGGTACACAAATATTTAGAAACGGAGGAAAAAAATAATGCCAGGAAAACCAATTAGTAAAAGTAAAAATGCAGGTCTAGCTAAATTAGCTAAGTCTGGAGAAAAAGGAAAATCTTTAGCAAAAAAATTTGGATACAATCCAGAAAGAATGGTTGCTAAAAAAGGTGGAAAAGTTTCAAAATATAAAATGAGGAAGAAAAAATAATGGCTGATCCAATTAAAGAATTTATGGATTTAGAAAAATCTAAATCTAAAAAAGATAAAGCTAAAATTGAATTAGCTAAAAAAATGGCTAATAGAAAAAAAACATCAGCAAGTGATATGCTTCAAACTATAAAAATTCAAGAACGATTTGATAAAAATCCAATATCTAAAAAAACAGATTTAATAGGTGATGATAATCTTACTACAGATTTTGCAAAAGGTGGCAGAGTAAAGTTTCGTGGCGGTGGAATTTGTAAAAAAGGTATAAATAAAAAAGCTTATGGGAAGAATTCATAATGGCAAAACTTTGTGCAAAAGGTAAAGCAGCAGCGAAGCGTAAATTTAAAGTGTATCCCAGTGCATATGCTAACATGTATGCATCAGGAGTTTGTTCAGGTAAAATTACACCAGGTGGAAAAAAAGGTAGTCGTAAAAAAGCTATGGGTGGTGGAATGAT